CAATGGGTTTTATACACATATTACTTTTTACTTTTAGGAGCATTACATGACATTTATTCAAGATGTAGAAGCAGAAGCAATTGCCATTGAGCACCAATTAGCCAACTGGTTTAATACCAATCCAATCGGAAAGATGATTGAAGCTGATGCTTTGGCTTGTGTTCATGCACTTGCTAAAGTAGCTAAAGACGATCTTACTCAAGCTGTTACCGCTATTGGCGTAGCTGTATTGGCTGGTCTTGCTACTGGTGGTACTGATGCCGCTATTGCTGCTGGCATTATTGCTGCTGAAGAAGAATTTAAGCTAATCAATCACGATTTACAACAAAAGACTATTACTACCTTGGTTACTACTATTACTAATCAAGTAAACCCTGCTGCTGCTAATGTCACAAAATAACTTTGACGCTTCTTTAAAATTGGTTTTGCAATCAGAAGGTGGTTATGTTGCAGAAAGCTGTGATCCTGGAGGTGTTACTAATTTAGGGGTGACACAACGTGTTATGGAAGAATGGCTTGGGCATCCAGTAGATAATAAGTTTATGCAAAAACTAACGCCTGAAATAGTGGCTCCTTTGTATAAAGCTAAATATTGGATGGCTTGTTCTGCACCAAAATTGCCTATAGGCATGGATTACGCAGTATTTGATACAGCAGTCAATATGGGCGTGGGAACGGCTGTAAAGCTGCTTCAAGAGTCACTAGGGTGTGTTCCAGATGCTATGTTAGGCCCAAGAACAATCCAGCTTATAGATCAAAAAGATCCCACAATGATGTTGGCTAAATTTTGCCAAAGACGTAGAGATTATTATTCTGGGCTTAAATTATTTCCTATGTATGGAAAAGGTTGGCTCAAGCGTGTAGAATTTGTATTTGAAAACGCATTAAAAATGATCGGAGAACCAAAATGACCAATTTCAAGATTGAAGGTAAAAAGCATAAATCCCCTAAAGGACATTATGTAAAAGAATCCCCACATCGTGTTGAAAAAGAAGTAGAGCGCTTAGAAAAGAAATTAGATAGGCATATTGCTTTGCCTATGGAAAAAGCGCATCACCCTGAGCATGGATCTAAACAGAAAGAAGCGCCAATTCCTAGTATGCGTAAGTATTAAAAAAGGTCGGTAAGATTGACACGCTTAAACATCTTGATGGGGCAGTCGTAAAAAAGCTCCCCATTAGGAACATAAAAATTCTTGACCTCTATCAATGGACAGCCTTTTATCAAGTCTGCTTTCACCCAGTAAGCATGAGATAAGTCCTGAGTTAAAGCAAAAAATAGAGTCGGCAGATCATTTAGAAATAGCTTGTCTTTGCGCTGCGCTATATGAATACTACCGTGTCGATCAAAGCCTTCTTGACGAACTTCTACCTCAAGCGCACCAACTGGAACATTTGATCAAAAAGCGATTAGATCAACTTTATACTTATTAGGGTTATCCCTAACATCAAATCCCCATTTCATTTTGCACCACTCGCTTACGGCTTTGCGAGCTGGCGCATCATAAATATCATGTAAATACTGATTAAACGGTTTGTAGGCTGACATATCGCCAAAAACCATATGCAAATATAGCCAAAAACAGTAAAGCCATCAAAAACGCCCCAAAGCCTTCAAAATCATTACGGTAAGGGCGTTCTATTGCCTCAGCATAATTCGCATCCCTAAAGGCTTCTGATGCGTTCCTATAGCTTTTACCAACCATTCCAAAGCTGCGTGTGCTCATTTCTTTTCCTTTTTAGACATTTGCAACAAACTTTCCATTCTTGTATAAAGTTTTTCATTGATGTTGGTGCATACATCGGCACATAGCCAAATGGTTCCACTTTCAGGATCGCTACTTATTTTTTCAGCAACTAGCTCTAAAACATTACCAAGGCAGCTAATTTGATTGGCTATTGACTCTAATTGGTTTGCTTCATCCCATAAGCTCATTTTTGGTTCCTTGCTGTGGTTGTCCATAATTGCTCTGTAATCTCTACAGCGCCCATTTTAATTAGCTCGTGCTTGTAAAAATATCGAGCTGAATAATTGGCTTTAATATATCCAGAATCTTTGCGAACACTTGGCCCAACATATACGCCTGGATTGTTGTAATGGGGAACATACAAAATATCTCCCACTTTGTAACATTTATATGCTGCCGTTTCAGCGTAGCGTATTCAGTTGACATTACCATTATTTTTTCCTTTGTTCATTTCTCTTGTGCCTTTCTTAGTATTGCTCTAGCAAATTCAATAGCAGAACTTTTAGCAGATGCTACTCCGAGCATATCTTCATACACTTTAATTATTTCCTCATCTGTTAGTGTCTTTGCTTGTGCTGCTGCATATCCTTTATTAAAACCAATCGCCTCTGCAATTCCTAAATCATGTCGATTATTTTTACTTTTATCGACATATTGTTCTGATATGTTTACGGCATCGACAGGATGGATGTAGAGTGGTAGCCAATCATCAGGTTCAGTTTCAGGATGTATAAAAGTGCTAACCCAACTTGTTACTTCTTTGTGCATCCACGCTACTGGTTCATTATTCATTTCTAATTTCCCATCATAGGTTCGTAAATCACGATTAGTCAGCGTTGTGTGTAACTGTAACTTCAACGCCTCTATTTCAGCTTGTTGCTGGCGTAGCATGGTGGCCGCTTGTTCCATATACTCATCACAGTCGTACTCCATAGTAAGACTGGACATCAATTTATCAGCTAGTTCATTTGCGTTCATCCGCAAGTCCTTACATTACCAGTTGGAGTGCTTTGAACTACGCATCCATTGTCCATATATGGTGTTTTAATTTCTTTAAGGCAATTAGGATTACGCATACCAAAAGAAAGAACCAAAGCTACCCCTAAAATAGCTAATGCTACGTTTTTAATCATTTAGAACCCCCAACCAAACATACAACCTAAAACTATTCCAAGAATAATTACGCCTGCCCATTCGATATATTTGTTCATAAATCCCCCTAAATTAAAAAGTATCAGGTCAAAATCTTTTTAGTCATGTCGCTTCATATAGCCTGAGCTGAATAGTGTTAATGACCTGATGTAATCAATTTATTGAAATTTCATGCAACTTGTTATAAGTGTTTACCCTTAGTTTGCATAAATACAACAACTTTACAAAAACTTATAAAAACTTTACAAAAATGGGCTGTATTTGGCAGTTGCTATCTGTTAAGGTGAAAACCGCAAAAAACTTAACTTACTGAATCCTACATTGGCGGTTTAACGCCCTTAAAAGGGTGGGGCTGGCATCCTCACGGAAGGAAATTTGGCGGGGGAACCAGTACCAACCCCATAATATTAGAGTCCTGACTTAATCTGATAAAAGCGTAACAGATGAAAGAAGCATTTTAAACCCTTTTGGAGTTCTTCTTGCTCAATTTCACAAAGTTTCACTTCATTAGTCTTGCCATTGATAAACATAATGGCGCATCTAGCTTCTTCTAACCCTAGTAATTCACGGTAAGCAGCGATCTGCATGATATGATCTTCGTAGGGAACGACCTTTTCCAAAGGGGTTTCTTTGGTCTTAAAATCTACAAGCACGGGCGGAATCCCCTTAACTTTATCGCCTTTAGCGTGTAAATCCACTTTCCCAGCAAATCCAAGCTCGTGACTGCCTGATTGTTCAGGAATCCATAATCTAGCCCCAAAAGTGGCTTTTAAGGCGTTTTCTGCGTTACGGCAATACTCAGGCACTTCTGGCAACAAAATGCCTTCAAAGAACGATTCAAGCACTCCATGAATCTGTGTGCCTCGATCTGCTGCTTCTCTGCCTTGGGCTTTAGAGTCATTAACAACTCTAACTAAATAATCTTCTTCTGATTCGTTTTCTTTGCGTGGTAGCGTTAAGGCTGCCAAGATAGCCTGGTTCTGAAGCCATGTTTGGAGTCCAGGCTTTGCCGCCACGTTGAGAATGGTAGTAACTGACGGTAAAAGGCCCAGCTTTTTTGCATCTCTAAGAGTCGTATTTCTGCGCCCTTTTCCATCTGCTCGTTCAATTGTATAGGCTGGTTGTCCGTCTTTTGTGTACCAATGACCTGACTCACTTTTGTTCTCTTGCATTTTTACGTTTCCCCTTTGGTTTTACTTCATCCGTGTTTATATCATATTGCGCTTGTGTTTCGTTATATACAAACTGAACTTCTAATGGTGCATCTGGAACAATCTTTGCTTCATATTCTGCGGGTATTTCTTCCCCACACCAATCAGTAGGTGATTTATTAACAACAGTAGGATAACGCTTACACGCCCCTAACATATCGTTTTGTTCAAACTTATAGAATTTACAGACTTTGCAAGTCATTAGATACCTTTAGAAAAATTAAGAATACGCAAACGATCTATTTCGCTTTCGCACATATCGGCAGCAATATGCAGAACCGCATTAATGACTGATGCTAAATCTTCTGGTGAAAAACTGATTAATGGCAGTTCCTCATCATATCCGACTTCTTTAAAAGTCTTTTCTGTGTATTTAGTTTCAATAATTTCTTTAATTTGGCTCTGCATGGTTTTCTCCTAAAATGGAACCGAATCGTCTATGAATGGATCGTGTCTTGGTAATTCATCTGATCCTGCTGCTTTAAACCCTTGTGGGGTCTTTTCTTTGCCAATAGATACGCTAAGAAATTTGCCTTTTTTGCCTTCTTTAGTCCACGCAGATAGGTAGTGCTCACGGTTATTGACCATAATACTTCCTGTAAAGTCTGGGTGATTTTGAGTTTCTTTGCGTTCATTTTTAAATAGGCTCCCTGAGCCTTCCTTTGGTGTGTAGGCCATTACAAAATATCCTTTGAAATTAACTTCATTGATGAACTTGATTTGTTTTGTACTCCTGCTGCTGCATTTCCATCATCATCATCCGATGGAACTACCCCTACAAAAGCTGATAAAGAAATTCGACGCATATAGGTAACCGCAGAAGCGCAACCATGACTGTCAGCTTTGTTTACTGGAATAGACATTTCCTGTTCAATCCATTCACCTGATGAATGGCATAAACGTGTTACCAGCCACATACGCCCTTCGAAAAAGTTTGCAGGCATTTGTATAACACTAAGACCGTTTGTAGCCAATAGACTGCGACAAGCACTCCAAACAGACTCCAAATCAGCATAGGTAGATTTGAAAAACGGATTTGACGAATCTTTTTTAGCATGAGTAAGCTCCCCTTGAACTTTAGAAAGTGCTGTGGCTAATTCTTTGATTGATTCAGATTGAGGCATTACGAACCTCCATCATTTGATCAGCTACTTTGTAAGAAAGATTTGCAAAATGCCCAATATTTAAACTTAAATCTCTAGAAATATTTGCACAAAATCCTTGCATCGCTTTAGCTGCAAAGTAATCACGCAAATCCATACCAAAACTAACTGGAATAATTTTATTTCCATTTTTAGAGATAATTTCTTGATCATAATGTATTGATGGAAATGCTTTCATTTTGCACCCCCAAATACGTTACCAAAATCGTCAAATACATCTTGTAACAATGTATTGCGTTTGTTGTTTGGTTTACCGCAAGCTGCACGAATGACATTCACATCGTCTTGTGACAACTCTGTGCCGTATTCCATGTTATCTAACGCTATTTCTAAGCGTTCTTCCATTTCCATCATTACTTGGCTTAATTCATCCATTACATCCCCCTGTAATAAACATAGCGAAATTGCTATAAGATTGATTGTAAGCAACTTGTATCGTTTGTCAATAGCTATTCAAAAATAATTACTTATGGTGTAAGATTGTTGACATGAAGCTAAAATTATCCGATTCAGCCATCATAGATTTGCTTGGGGGAACTACAAAAGTCGCTAAATTAGCGGGTGTAACGCCTAATGCAGTATCTATGTGGCGAAAAAACCACATTCCACATGAAAAGTTTTTATTTATAGCTGCAACGCTAGAGAAAGACTCTCATGGTTTAATAACCCGCAAGGACTTGTTTCCCCAATCCTGGCACATTATTTGGCCTGAATTGCAAGAAAGCGAATGGTAATGAGCGATCCATTTAAAATTATTGAACCTACTGTTATCAGTTTTAGCGGTGGTCGCACATCTGCTTATATGCTTTGGCGCATATTGCAAAGCAATAATGGATTGCCAGAAGAAGCTATTGTTTGTTTTGCCAATACAGGCAAAGAAGAAGAAGCTACTCTTGAATTTGTCAGAGATTGTGAAAAACATTGGAATGTGCCAATTCATTGGATTGAGTACAAATATGCTGAAAAAACAGCAGACCGTTGGAAAAAAGTAACATTTGAAACCGCAAGCCGTAACGGTGAACCTTTTTTTGAGCTTATAGACCAAAACGGTTCGTTATACCTTCCAAACCCTGTAGCTAGGATATGTACTGCCAAGCTCAAAATACGAGCCATACACGCTTATTTAAAGCATTTGGGGTGGAAACATAATGAGAACATGGATTGGGTTGGAATTAGGGCTGACGAAATGCGTAGGGCAGCCAAAATGGATAGGGAAAGAACTCCTTTGGTGACTGCTGGAGTTACTAAACAAACCGTTGGTGATTTTTGGAAAACTCAGTCATTTGATTTGGGTCTGCCAAATATGAATGGCGTAACCATGCATGGGAATTGTGATCTATGTTTTTTAAAGCCAACATACCAAATTATTAGTCTTATTAAAGAAAAGCCTGAAAGGGCTGATTGGTGGATTAAAATGGAAAATCATGCTACATCAAGCAATAAAACTTATGGTGATGGAGCTAAATTTCGTAAAGATCGCCCAAGTTATGCTGATTTAAAGGCTTTTGCTTTATCCCATGATGATATGTTTCCTACGGATGAAGAAGGAATACCATGTTTTTGTGGAGATTAAAATGACAAGAGAACAAATGCTTATCAAAATGCTAGAACGTGCTGATGATGAAATTAAAGAGTTGCAATACAAAGTTGCCTTTTTAACAAAAGATGTAGCACAACTTAGAGAACGCTTGAACTATACTGAAAAACAAGTATTTGGGGGATCTACCAAATGAATTTTGAAATAGAAGTTACTAGGGAAAACGAAGATGGATCAGCAGATTTGCTTGTGCATATAGATAAAGATGCTATGGCAATTATCATACAAGAAGGAATTGAAGCAATTTTGTGGAAGTACATTGAGCAATACAAAAAGATAGAGTAAACTAATTATCCGTTTCAATCTGGAGGCTCTAACGACATACCAGCGGATTGAGATTAAAGTGCTACTGGGGGTAATGGATGTAACAGCACAATATAGGTGGCGAAGATAGTGCCTATTCCATGTAAGACTGTCGGGTGCTGTGGCTCCGAAAGGCAAACAGTTGAAGGCAAACCTAGGTAGGCTAGGTGCGTTCACCAAAAGGCAAGATGGGTTTTAATATTATTAGGGGAAATAATGTTTGAAGAATTTTGGATGATTTACCCAAGAAAAGTAGCCAAAGCAGCAGCAAGAAAGTCATGGCAACGTCTTACGGAAGAACAACAACTACTAGCTGCTAAAGCAATTGACGATCATTGTCAATATTGGCAAGCAAAAGAAACCGCATTAGACTACATACCTCATGCAAGCACTTGGTTAAATCAAGAACGCTGGGAAGATGAGCTTGTTATAGAAGAAAAAAGTAGCCAAAAGTTACCTTTGGGAACCAATGAACAAATCATGTATGCTTATCAACATGAATGTGGAAAAGATCCTAAACTAGCCAGATTTAATTCTTATTACGAAATGAAGGCTTACATTGTTCAGCAAAGGGAATTGCGATCTAAGATACAAGCATGAGTGTGCTGTGCGATTTTTGTGTAGTTTACGCTACCAAAAAAAATTAAGTTGGTTCAGAAATTACATATCTGAAAAGAATTTTAGTAAAGTGTTATTAGACGATTTTTACACGCAATATCAATTAGGAAACAGGGGAGAACACGGATGTTGGAAAAATACATTGTCGGAGCAACAGGGTTTGGATATTTAGTTGTTGGCTTATCACAATTAAAAAAAGGTGCAATACCTAATGCAATGATTTGGGTAGGTTATGCTTTTGCACAAGTTGGTCTATGGATGGCACTAAAATGATTGGCGTTTTATTTGCACGTCAAGATAGTCGTTATAAACAATTGCCTGGTTATGATGTTTATGACATTGATCGTGATGCAAGAAATTTTAATGAAACTTATCCTGTAATTGCTCATCCACCGTGCCGTGCTTGGGGTCGTTTAAGTCACATGGCTAATCCACGCCCAGATGAAAAAGATTTGGCTTGGTTTGCGTTAGATAAAGTGCGTAAAAATGGTGGCGTATTAGAACACCCTAAAGGCAGTCGTTTATGGAAAGAAGCACAACTACCTATGCCTAACGAATTTCCAGATGAATTTGGTGGTTTTACTATACTTATTGACCAATATCATTTTGGTCATGTAGCTAGAAAGTGGACACATCTTTATATTGTTGGAATTAAACCAAACCAATTACCTGAAATACCATTTAGGGGGGGGCTGCCTTGGAAAACTATATGTGGAATTACAAGCCAACCTGGGCGCAGATGTACTCAATATGAAAGAGAATATAGCCCTGATGGACTTATTGAGTTTATGACTAAAATTTGCGAGAAAATTAAATGAAAGACTATGATCCGAACAAGTCAATTGAATTCATCTATAACACGGCTCCTGCGTATGCGAAAGCCAAAGGTGAATTGGCGCAACTTGAAGCCTTTAAGCATAGTCTTAAAGCAATTAAGATGGCGCAAGCGGATGGGGCTTCCATCGCAGCTAAAGAAATGGAGGCATACCGTAGCCCTGAATACCAAGAGCTATGTAAGGGTATTGGAGCAGCCACCGAAGAAGCAGAACGATTAAAATGGCAATTAGAAAGTGCCAAAATGCGTTGGGAAACCTGGCGTACAGAACAAGCTAACAACAGACATATAGAACGGATAACAACATGACAGATTACGCAGATACTTTGCTACGCCTTAACCGACTAACAAAATCATTCTTAGAGGCAGTTATTCGAAATCGTAAATCTGAATATTATTTAATTGCTTGTTCTATTATGGAAGCAGCGCAAGAACTGGAAGAATGGGCCAGCAAACATAGTGTCCATTAAAAGTGAAAAGAACGCTCTCAATAAGATTGCAGAACTCGGATGTATTTTATGTTCCGAAGTCCTTGGGTTTGAAGGCACTCCGTCAGAACTCCATCATATCCGCAGGCATGGAGGTAAACGGTCTGCATCCCCTGTCATCCCATTATGCCCAGAACACCATCGGGGAAATAGTGGCGTTCACGGATTGGGTCACAAGGGTTTTAGCAATAAATGGGGCGTTACCGAGGAGGAGTTGTTGGAACGAGTTAACGAAAGACTTGGAAAAGGAAATGCGTAATGACAACATTCACAACTGAAGATCGTATTAAAGTTCAAGAGGATCTACGAACCCAATTTCTGACCAAATTCGGTGCGCTCGCTTACGAAACTCCTTATCGTGATGTGTCCAGCGAGAACTCTTGTGCCTGCTCATATGGATGCACTCGTGTAAAAGCACTTTTAGGACTGTATCCACCGTGCCACAACGAACTTCAGAAATAGTAATGGTATGTTCATATTTATCATTACCTGGATCATATAGATATGTTCCCATATCCTCACCTTTATCAACAATAAAATTTATTTCTTCTGGTAATGGCATACTTTTCCAATCGCAAAAAGGTTTCATGCAATAAATT